TTATATATAGGGTTCAAATGCGAAACTATGGAAAAGCAGTTGAGAACTCTGCCCATAGCATTGAATTTGCATCTTATATATATAAGTTACAACACCTGAGTATAGTGGTATACATTAGTGAGTAACATATTTTATTATCTTCATTGTTTCTAAAGCTCTAACTGTAAAGCCTTTACCTACGTATTCATAGGTAAAAGTTCTGCTATTTCTGAAATGTATGGTATAATAAAGACAGAGTTCTCAACTCACAGAAAGTCTAGTCTTAGGATTGGGCTTTTTGTTTGCATAATTATATTGACAAATATAAATACTCATACCATGGTATAATGGTTGTATATGAAACTATTTAGAGAGATTGACGACATTAAGTCGCATTTTGAACAACCAATACATGTTGATACATATGAACTAGACAATAGTTCTATTGAATATCAATACGATACAAGGAAAGAGATTGCATTTATTACATTTATGAGTGCATCTAAATACTTATCAGGTGATACTGATGAGTTAGGAAAGAAACCTTTCTTTAATATTGTTAATCAGATTGTAGACCTAGAGATAAGAGCAACAGATATTGACACTAAAGACATTATCTTACGACCTACAAGCCCAGAGTTTGAGGTTCAGGCTATGCTTGCAACAAAGTACATGCACAACATGTTTAAGGAAATGAACTTTGCTGAAACACTTAATGAGTATGGAGAAATGCTTGCGCGATATGGTAACGTTCTATTCAAACGATCTTACGATGAGAATGGAAAACTTGACATCTCTATTGTAAACTGGCTATCTATTGCATTTGACCAATTTGATATTGAAAATGGTGCTAAGGTTGAATCTCACTATATGACGTCACTTGAATTAGAATCAAAGCGTGGTATTTGGATTGATGAAGCTATTGATGAAGCATTAGAAGCCCTAGACCAGCAACGAGAAGATAAAGACAAGGGAAATACTAACGTAATTGAAGTTCTAGAGGTTGAGGGTCAATTCTCTAAAGCTGTATACATGGAAGATGAACTAGAATCTGATGAAGAAGCTCCAAAAGGTTATTCACTACAACATTACTTTGTAATTGGAGGTGGAGAAGAGAATAAAGGTGTACTATTATTTAAAGAGGAACTTAAAGAATCAAACTATATCTATGATGGTCGTAAAAAACGTCTAGGAGTAGGTTGGGCTTTAGGAGTTGTTGAAGAAGGTAAAGAAGCACAAGGAGAAGTAAACCTATACAAGATTCTAGAACGTAGAGCATTAGAACTTGCATCTATAGGTCTTATGGTAACTGATGATGAAGAACTTGATGACTTAAACGTCCTAACTGAAAAGAAACGTGGTGATACATTGCTAGTACGTTCAGGTAAGACATACAAGAACCTAGATACTACATCTAACTCATTACAATTCTTACCAAGTGCTGTTAATTCATGGCAAGACTCTTACAAGTCTACTATGTCAGCATTTGACTCTGTAACTGGAGAAGAGACTACATCGGGTCTTTCATATCGATTAGGATTGCTACAAGCTAAACAAGCAAGCTCAATCTTTGACTATAGAAGAGAAAAAAAAGGAATTTGTCTTGGATCTAAGGTTATAACTAAGTGGATTCTACCTGAAGTTGCAAAAGGTATTGATAAAGACTTTATTCTTGAGGCTGGATTCTCAGCTGAAGAGATTGACATTATTCATGACCGATTCGCTTTATCTATTGCTAATAGAAAAGTACAGGACATCTTGGAATCAGGAAGAGAACTTGACCCATTGACATATCAAGAAATGATTGCAGAAGTTAAGGATAACTTACCAAAGAAAGAAATTCAATTCCTAGATATTAAAAAAGGAGACTTGAAAGAAGCTATTGACAATATTCGTGTTGATATTACTGGTGAAGAAGAGAATGTAGCAGCTAAACTTGAAACATTAAACTCTCTATTACAAATGGCAATGCAAGACCAGACTGGAGCATTCCCACCAGAGACAGTACCAAATCTTGTAAAAGAAATTACCCGTCTAGCTGGAGTTTCTATGGTCGAATATGGATTAGGTACACCATCAGCTAAAAAGCCCGTAGAGAGCCAATTAGAGGCATCACAGGGTCAAGGAGATATACCAACCATTAACTCAGTAGAACAAAATGCACAAGGAAACAATCAAATTTTATAATAACGAAATCATGAGAAATGAAATCCGTGGTATACTAGAGAGTGAGATTGACAACTTGTCAATAGAGTATAGCAAAGTAGGAAAAGATGGTTCAGGACTGCAAGGAGCATATTTAGCACTTGATTCTGCTTTCCTAAAGATGAAGAAAATCGCAAAGTAGACAGCGTGTCGTTTAGTATAGTTCGACTGAATAAATACATTTAAAAACGCCAGTGGAGGCATTATATCCATTTAAAACATTTTAGCGTTTATGTCACAAGAAAACGAATTTAACGAATCAGAAGTAATTGAAGATGACATCGTAGATGAAGTCGAAGATAACGAAGAAGATTTACAAGAAGAAGACCAAGATGGCTCAGAGGGGGTTGATTGGCAAGCACGAGCATTAAAAGCAGAGGGAGCTATCGTAAAAAGTAAGCAAAACTCTAAAAAGAAAACATCTAAGCCACAGAAAACAACTAACAAGTTTGACTCTCAAATTGATTTACTACGTTTTAACGGAGTAACCTCAGATGAGATTGAAAAACTTAAGAAAATTGCTGTTATGGAAGATATGGACTTAATTGATGCACGTAACTCAGAATATTTTACTATCTGGAAAGACAAGCAAGCTAAAGAAGCTATTTCAAAACAGGCAACTGTTGGAGCATCTAAGCGTGGTCGTTCTGTAACAGAAAATCTTGAACAAGTACGAAAGCGTATTATGGAAGGGAAAGGAACACAGGAAGACTTGAAGCGAGTACGAGATGGTAAATAACAAATTATTTATTTATTAAACTTACTAAACATTACCAATTATGGCAAACACAATTAGTTCAACAACATTTACTCATGAAGCAAAAGAAAACGTATTGCAAATGAATCTAGAGTCAATGACTGTTGCAAAAAGAATTTCTGAATTTAAGTCAGGAGTTAAAGTTATTGAAAATCCTTATACAGACGCTGTAGCAGTTACATTGAACACACCAATGACTGGAGGATATACACCAGCAGATATCACAACTGTAGACGACTCACTTACAGTTACAGATGAAGCTATCTATTCATTCCATATCCGAAACTTTGAGGAAGTATTCTCAGATTTCGATCTTGGATCAAAACATCTATCAATCGCATCTTCAAAACTTGCACAAGCTATTGATGAAGACCTATTCGTACAACTTGCAGCAGGAGCTTCAAATACTATTACAGTAACTGGAGGATTTACGGCAGCAAACGTTATTGAAGAAGTTTCAAAACTATCTGAGTTCTTAGCAGGTTACGAAAGTTCACTTAATGGTTCATACCTTATTATTGATGCTGACCAAATGCCAGCATTCGTAGAGGCAGGAGCACTTAGTGGATTTAATTCTGCTGACTCATTCTTGAACAACGGATTTACAGGGAAAGATTACATGGGACACGAAATTTATGTAGTACGAGGAACACTTCCAGCGACAACTGCACTTGCAGGAATTAAAGGAGCTTCAACTACTGGTACAGGGGTACAAGGGGTAACTCTAGAAGAAAAAGGAGTTTCAGGAAAAACTGGAATGGAATATGCAGCATATGTATACTTCAAGTCAGCTCTATGGCACAACGCTGAAGACTTGGTTGTAAAATACGACCTAGCCGCTTAAGCATTAATCAAATCACTTCGGTGGTTTTTTTATTTGCACAAAATATATACATATGTTATAATTACAGGGTATGATTATTGAAAACAAAAAGCTATTAACATTACTAGAGAAAGAATTGAAGATTGAAGAAAGTTTAAAAGGTGCTAAGGCAGAAGTTGCACAACTTACAGCTCGAATGAAAGAAATCCAAGAAGAAAACAAGGCAGAACTTGAAGGCAGTGTAAAGCTACGAGGAAAAATTGCAAAGATTTTC